GTTGCCGATGAGCAGATTGATGACTTGGTTGATGATGCCCTCCAGGTGTTCCAGGAACGCGACTATGACGGCACAACCAACACGTTCCTGAAGTATAAGATTACTCAAGATGATATTGATAGGGGAAGAGGTAGAGGGGGAAGTAATCCCAAAGGTATTGTAACTACAACTGCAAGTTCCACGATTGATGGACAGTCTGTATCATTTTCATTTGAGGAGAACAGCAATTACTTGCAAGTTCCTCCAGAAGTTTTAGGTGTAACGAAGATATATCACTTTGATGGTTCTAACACAACCACCAATAATATGTTCAGTATTAAGTATCAGTTATTCTTAAATGATATTTACTACTTTGGATCAACAGAAATTTTGACCTATGCAATGACGAAGAGATATCTTGAGGATATCGACTTCGCATTGACAACACAGAAACAGATCAGATTTAATATTAGATCAGATAGACTTTACTTGGATATTGACTGGGCAAGCGTCAATGTAGATGATTACTTGGTTATTGATTGCTATAGACTACTCAATCCCAATGATTTTCCAAGAGTTTACAATGATGGATTCTTAAAGCGTTATTTGACAGCACTAATCAAGAGACAGTGGGGACAGAATCTAATTAAGTTCCAAGGAGTCAAACTTCCAGGTGGAATCGAATTGAATGGTAGACAAATATATGACGATGCAGAAAAAGAACTAGATAAGATCAGAGAGGTAATGTCAACTACTTACGAACTTCCACCTCTTGATATGATAGGCTGATGTTAAATCCGTTTTTTACTCAAGGTACTTCTTCTGAACAAAATCTTGTTCAGGATCTGATCAACGAACAGTTGAGGATGTATGGTGTTGACATATACTACATCCCAAGAAAATATATGTCAGAGAAGACTGTCATCAGAGAAGTTGTTCAGTCTAAGTTTGATGAAGCTCTGCCCATAGAGGCATATGTAGATAATTATGATGCATATTCTGGAGCAGGAGATGTATTATCAAAGTTTGGTATTGAGTCAAAAGACGAAGTAAGATTGATTATATCAAGAGAAAGATATGAAAATTATATCACTCCACTGATTCAGGGAAAATCAAACGTAAAACTTTCCACTAGACCTAAGGGTGGAGACTTAATTTGGTTTCCTTTGGATGATCGTCTTTATGAAATTAAAGATATTGAATATGCAAAACCATATTATCAATTACAAAGTCTCTATGTCTATGAACTGTATTGCGAACTCTTCCAGTATCAAGATGAGGTCATTGCAACAGGAATCGAAGATATTGATAATGAGTTGTTAGGTGATGAGTCTGATGGAGTTACTGATGATGGTATTAGTACTATTCAGGGGGTCACTCAAACGCTTACCATGGTCGGAGATGCAGTTAATGCATCTGCAATTTCAGGAATTATACTTGGTGGCATAAGAAAGTTTACCATTACTAATAGAGGTGGTGGATATGGAATGATTCCTACCGTTGGTATATCTTCTGCACCATCAGGAGGAATAACAGCAGTCGGTATTGCATCAATGATTGGTGGAATAAATGTTTGTAATCTCAATGCAAACCCAAGACTCCAATCTGTTCAGAGAGTTGACATTACGAACGCTGGATCGGGATATACAACTCCCCCATCAGTAACCTTCAGCACAACTGATGGCACTGGTGCTGGTGCTGCTGCAACTGCAACTCTTAGTGAAATTGGTGGTGTTGGTATAGTAACGCTATCCAATGCTGGTGGAGGATTTGTTACACCGCCAACGGTAACATTCTCAAATCCAAAGCATGTTGGAGCAGCAGCAACAGCAACTTTAGATTTCCCAGTAGTTGGTGGAGGCGTAAGTGTAACTTCTGCCACTGTTAGTATTGGTGCATCTGCATACTTGTTCCCTGGTGGAACAACTGGTGGTGTATTCTATAAGGAAGCACCAGCAGTTACTTTCTCCTTACCAACAGGAACTGGAAACGAGGCACAAGCAACAGCAACTCTTGATGATATTAATGTAACTGGAGGAACAGTAGCAACACTTGGATTGACCACTGGAGGTAAATTTTACAGCAGTGTTCCATCAGTTACGATTAGTCATCCAGGAACAAGTTTTGCTTCTGCAACCATAGGAATTGCTGGATCATCCGTAAATCCAGGTTCTATCGCCTTTAGCACTACAGGTAGAGCTTACACAACTGCTCCAACAGTTGCTATATCAACTTCATCTGGTCAAGATGCTCCTACTCAAGTTGCTGTTGGTATTGCAACAATTCACCCAATCACAGGTATAGTTACTGCTGTATCCTTCAGCATTTCAGATGCTTGGGCAACGGGAACGGGAGCAACAGTTGGAGCAGGATATACCGTTGCACCTGTATTGTCCTTTAGCGGAAGTCCATCTCCAGTACAAGCAACTGCAACGGTCACAGTATCTGTTGCAGGAACAGTAAGTTCCATTAGTATTGGAAATAGTGGATTTGGTTACAATTCTGTACCAACTGTTACTATTGGTGCTCCTGGAGGAGCAAATGAAGCGTTTAGAGCACTTGGTATAGCAACAATTAGATTTAATTCTGTTCAGACTCAAGGAACAGTTGGCATAGGATCCACAACTATTACAGGAATTACCACAACAAATATTCTTGTTGGGGATAGGGTAAGACTTGGTGTTGGATATAGTGATCTGTACAACTTTATACCAACAGATACGTTTGTCACATCTATTGGATCAAGCACTGTTTCTATAAATCAAGCTCCAACGAACGTAGGAATTGCAACATCAGTATTTGAGTTTGGTATTGATAAGTGTGGTATTGTTACTGGCATTGCGGTCACCTTTGGTGGTGGTGGATACTTAACACCTCCTGTGGTTTCTATATCCAATACTGTGGGTGATAAGAACTACATTGATCAAGTTGTTGGTGTGGCAACTGCTACGGGACTTTCTGTTATCAGTGCAGCAGGAACAATTACTAGTATCAACGTTACTGATAGTGGAAACAAATACATACTTCCACCAGATATTACTATCTCCGAACCATCTTCGACTTCTAGTGGAGATTTTGTATTTAATGAGATTGTTACTGGATCCACGACTGGAGTAACTGCAAGAGTAAGATCATGGAACTCTACAACTAATGTACTTGAAATTGCTGCGGTTTCTGGTTCATTTTCATTGGGAGAAACACTTACTGGATCAACTTCGGGTGCGACAAGAGTTCTGAGAGTGGTTGATAAGACTGTCAACAATGATCCATATGCAGACAACTTTGATATAGAAACTGAAGCAGATGCTATTCTGGACTTCACTGAACAGAACCCATTTGGAATGCCCTAAATAATTTTATTGCTGATCAGTAAACTAAGTTAATCATGTTTGAATACTTTTACAACGAGATTCTGAGGAGAACCATTATTGGTTTTGGAACTCTATTTAATTCAATGGAGATCCGCCAAGATGATTCTGTTGTAAGAGTTCCTCTGGCATACGGTCCTACTCAAAAGTTTTTAGCTAGAATTGAGCAGTCACCAGATCTCAACAAACCCATGGCAATTACTTTGCCAAGGATGTCTTTTGAGTTCACTGGATTAACATATGATCCAAGTAGAAAAGTAACCACAACTCAGACATTTACTGCAAAAGATAAGGATGATGGAAGTGAGACAAGAAAGTCTTACATGCCAGTTCCATATAATATGCAATTTGAGTTATCCATTTTTTGTAAATTAAATGACGATGCTCTACAAATAGTTGAGCAAATTTTACCATATTTTCAACCAGCATATAATCTTTCTATTGAACTAGTTGATCAAATTAAAGAGAAAAGAGATGTCCCCATTGTGTTGGAGGGAATCACTTTGCAAGATGATTATGAAGGAGATTTTAGTACAAGAAGAGTTTTATATTACACATTAAGATTTACTGCAAAAACATATCTTTTTGGACCTACCAAGTCTGCATCCAAAGATATTATCAAGAGGTCTACTGTCAGCTACCTCACTGGGACAGATACCACAAATACAAGAAGAGAAGTTACTTACTCTGCCACTGCAAGAGCACTTAAGTCTTATACCGACAATGTTGTCACTACACTGGCGGCAGACATTAGTGCGACAGCAAAGACTTTTGAGGTTGCAGATGCTTCTGGAATCAAAGCAGACAAGTACATCTTTATTGGAGATGAGGAACTGTTCGTCAGATCTAAAACTGGAAATAAAATTACCGTTGATAGAGGAAGAGATAATACAAAGGCAGAAAAACATGTTGCGGGAGCAGAAGTCAAGGGAATTGACTATACAGAAACAACTCTGCCAAGTGTTGGTACAATCGGAGTAGATAGTGCCGTCATTGAGGATGGTGATAACTTCGGATTTGATGGTGGGTACTTATGAAGACAACCAGTAAGTTCGATGATCTCAATGATACATTTAATGTCACGGATGATGTTGTCCAACCAGAGGTGATTGAGAAAAAAATAGATAAAATTAAATCTACTTCTGATGATATCAAAAAAGATTATGACTATACAAGAGGAAACTTATACTCTATTATTGAAAAAGGACAAGAGGCACTCAACGGTGTTCTTGAACTTGCCCAAGAAAGTGAAATGCCAAGAGCATATGAAGTTGCTGGACAATTAATTAAAAATGTTGCTGATGCAACTGATAAGTTGCTAGACCTTCAGAAAAAATTGAAGGATGTTGAGGAAGAAAAGCAGAAAGGACCATCTACAGTAAACAATGCACTTTTTGTTGGATCAACTGCAGACTTAGCAAAAATGCTCAAGAGCGGATTAAAAGAGGACAATAAATAATAAAATACAGGAGATATATTAAACGTGGCACTAAAGAAGCCTTCAGATTTTTTTGGAAATACTAAGAAAACTCCTCTTGATGAGATTAAGGAGGAGTATACTGCTGCGTCTCCACAAAAGATTGAACAGGTTTCAGAAGCGTTTGATGCGTTTAAGACGAACTTAGATCATATTCAATCATTATCTGACTTTACTTCTACTTTTGATAGTTTTAAAAATAACCTCGAAAAAGTAGAAAACGTATCCATTGAAATAAATGAGATCAAAAGTGAGATAAAGGATTTAATTAAAAAAGAAGATTTAGACAGTGCCATGATGGCACAACTTCTTTTTGTAGAGCAGACAATATCCAAAATTGAATCAAAAGTTTCCAGTATTAATGGAAAGACAGTTGATGGTATAAAAGAAGATTTTGAAAAATTATCCAACACTGTAAATGGATTTTTAAGTGTTGATGTACCAAAGTACAAAAAATTAATTGCAGAATCTGAAGTTAGAGTAGATGATAGATTTGTATCCTTTAAAGAGGATGTAAAAGGCACCTTAGACACAATTAAAGCAGACGTTAACAAAGAAGTTACAACTGCTCTATCAGACGTTCAGTCGATTAACGAGAATATCGTATCTGAACTGAAAGATGATTTAAAAGTAACAACCAATGACATCAATGAGACAGTAGATCATCTTATTGATGAAGAACTTCCTAAGTATAGAAAGTTCTTTGCAGAGACAGAAGTAAAAACAGAAGAGAAAATAAACTCTGCGATTCATTCGTACAAATCAACAATTGAAAATCTAAGTGAAAGAGTAAAAGAATTTACTGAAGAAGAAATTCCTAAGTATAGTAATCTTCTTATAGAAACAAAATTAAAGTCTGAAAAAGAAGTAAAAGAACTCGAAGAAGAAGTTCTTTCAAGAGTAAAAGTTTTATCGGAGAAGGTAGAATCTTTATCTGAAGATGTTGAACAAAAGGCTTCCGAAAGAGTTGATTCTCTTCAGGGTATTGTAAAAGAATATAGAGAAGAAATTGAGTCTATATCTAAAAGATATGAAACTCTACAGAAAGATTTTACTGGTAGAGTAGTTCATGAAGATAAAAAATTTGGTCAATATTCCAAAAAACTTGATAAGTTCTCCAAGAGATTTTCTTTTATCGAAGAAACTCTTACTGAGGATGTAAGGGAATTAAAGGAAAACTTAGAAACGAATACATCTAAGTTTTATACAGAACTTAAGTCTGAGATTAATGGTGTAGAGCAAAATATTGCTCAAACTGTCAAAGACTTAGAAGTCAATATCGTTGTCAATGAAACTCATCTTAAAAAGCAGAATGAGTATATTGGTAATATCCAAGAAGAAGTCAAAGAAGTTTTAGATAAACTTCAACTTGATGTATTAGAAAAGAAAAATGCTCAATTAGTTGAACGTATTAATCATGTAGAAGAAGTTTTCTCAAAGATTAACGAGAAGACTTTACTTACTGAGGATAATCCAACATTACCTGGAGATCCGTCTACAAATAATTCTGATGATCCCTTAACACCTTTGGATCAAAAGTTTGTAACTTTAGATCAACTACAAAATCATTACAGAACATTCATCAATAGAATTCAGCAGCAGATCGCTACCATTGGTGGTGGTGGAGCAGGATTCATCAAAGATCTTGATGATGTTACCTTTGATCAGACGACTGGAGAAGGAAAACTTTTAATCTATGATGGTGCTAAGTGGGTTGGTATTGCTAGCACTGCTGTTGGTGGTGGAGATGCCAATCAATTAGCAGAAAACACTGTTGGAACAAACCTCGTACTTTCAGGCAATTTAAGTGTTGCTGGAATTGCAACATATGAAGATGTAAGAAACATAGACTCCATTGGTCTTATTACTGCGAGAAGTGGAGTTGAGGTAAACACAGGTGCAGCAACTACTGCTTTACTTGTTCGTGGTGATGCAAGAATTACAGGTATTCTCACGATTGGTCAATCATCTGTTACTATTGATGGTGATAATAATACAGTTAATGTTGGTCTTGTCACTATTACTAATTCGGAGGTGGTACTTGGTAATAATGTAACCATCAATGCATCCGCTACAGGTATTAACTCTGCACCAAATGTTCTATATGTTGCAAAGGATGGTAATGACTCAAATAATGGTACGTCAATTGATAATGCAAAACTAACTATTGCAGGTGCTGTTGGTATTGCACAATCGGGGACAGTAATTAAAGTCCTTTCTGGCAACTATGTAGAAAATAATCCTATTGTATTGCCCGCATTTACTGCAGTTGTTGGAGACGATTTAAGAACTGTCAAGGTTTTGCCAAGCAATGCGACACAAGACTTATTCCATGTTAATAAAGCGTGTAAATTAGCAAACATGACTTTCTCTGGGCATCTTCACCCAGCAGCTGCGGTTGCTTTCCCATCAGCAGGAGCAACTAATGTTGGTGGAGGTAAATGGAAAGGTCCTTATATCCAGAACTGCACTAGCGATACCACTACTGGAACTGGTATTTTTATTGATGGAAACAAGGCAGTAAAAACCAAATCAATGAATGTTGACGCATTCACTCAATATAATCAAGGTGGAGTTGGAGTTGCTGTTACTAATGAAGGATATGCTCAGTTAGTTTCTGTATTCACTATTTGTTGCGATAAAGCAATTACGGTTCATAATGGTGGTCAAGCAGACCTAGCAAACAGTAATTGCAGTTTTGGTACTCTTGGTTTAGTTGCAGATGGAGTTGGTCCTCAACAGTACACTGGAGTGGTTACATCTAGTAGTGCTGCTGGGCAAGATAATGTCACCATTAATGTTGGTGCAGTTACAACTAGACCATATGATGGACAAGTTGTATATTTCGATCAACTTTATAAGTCAGTAAAATCCATTACAATCTCTAATGGAGGTAGTGGATATACCAGCACTCCATCAGTTACTATTGCATCCCCTACAGGTCCAAATGGAGAGGTAGCAACTGCTTTTGCAACTATCGAAGGCGGAGTTGTAACAGAAATTAGTATCATTAGCACAGGAAGTCAATACACTGGTACTGCTACGATTACCATTTCTGCACCAGACAGTGGAACGACAGCAACTGCTACTGCTATTATGGAGGATACTTATTACACAATAAATAGTTCTACTCCAATTACTGCTGGGATTACCACATTAACTCTTGCGGAAAATCTCATTAATACTGTTGGAGTTGCATCGACGGCATATTTCTTCCAGCAAAGTAAAATAATTGCTAGTTCACATACTTTTGAATATATTGGTTCTGGTAATGATATTACCACGGCAACTCCAAAGAGAGGCGGTGTTGGTATTCAAGCAAATGAAGTTGTAAGTCAAAATGGAGGAAAAGTTATCTATACCAGCACAGATCAGTCTGGTAACTTTAAAATTGGTGATGACTTACAAATCAATCAAAATACTGGAACAATTAGTGGAAGAGCATTCTCTAAGAGTCTCTTCTCAGAAATGACACCCTTTATCTTAGCACTCAGTTAAATGGCACAGTTAGCACTTAATAGATTTAAAACAGAAACGATTGTACTGACTACTTCTGATCAGACAATCTATACTGCGCCTACTGGTTATACTGGTATTGTGCTGTATGCCCACGTAACTAATGTCACAGATGCAGCAACTACATTTACTATGTCCCATGTGAGGAGTGCCACTACAACAGAAATTATCAAGGATGCTTCTGTTCCCGTAAGTGATGCTTATGTACCACTCGATGGAAAATTGGTTCTTCAGACCAATGACTCCATCAAGGCAAATGCTGGTGCTAACTCATCCCTTAAAGTCCTTCTCTCAGTCTTAGAGACTGCAAACTGATGCCAAGACTAATTAGCGAAGTCAATTCAGGTGGTGGAGCAATTGGTATTGCCAGCGATAGTGTTGATCTCGGTAATATGAAAAAACTCAATTATGAAAGCAATAGAATTGAGTACGACACAAATACGGGAGTTGCAACGGTATTCTCTAACCCACTAACAATAGTTGGATTATAAATATTTTCATGATCTCTTGTAGATATGAAAAATAAAGGCAAGTGTAAAGCAGGATATTATTACTGCTATACCGACAAAGTGTGCAAACCTATTTCTAAAGGAATGCGGGTGACTGCAAGATTTTCTGGTAATGGAAAAGAACCAGAAGAAGTCGGTATCGACAAGCCTCTTAATGGTGATGGTAATGGAAATGGTGGTAATGGAAATGGCAATGGTAACGGCGGAGGGATGAGTGAGTCGAAAAGTGGTGATTCTTCTCTGCGTGACTGGTTTAGCAAGAGTAAGTCTTCTGATGGCAAGCCTGGGTGGGTTCAGCTTGGTGGTAAATATGCAGGAAAACCCTGTGCAAAACAACCAGGACAGACAACAAAACCAAAGTGTGGTTCATCCAAAATGAAGCGCAATCTCTCTAAGGACGAAGAGGAGAGAGCATTCCGTCGTAAGAATCGTAAAGATCCAAATCCAGATAGAAAAGGGAAGGCAATCAACGTGAAGACCGAAGAATTTACAACCTTACCTCTCCATGTTGAGGTTCCAACTAATATCAAGGAATTTAATCTTGGATTGATGTTCCGCGAAAGTTTGGATAAGAATAGTGGAATGCTTTTCGTATTTGAGGAAGTTGCTCAGCAATCTTTCCATATGAAGGATACCATGATTCCTCTTGACATTGCCTTCATCAGAGCAGACGGTATAATCGAGAGTATCAAGCAGTTAGAACCAAATGAAGAAAATCCAGTTGCATCAGATGGAGAAATCCTATGTGCGATAGAAGTAAATCGTGGATGGTTTGCTGAAAACAATGTAGAAGTAGGTGATGAGATTGATATCGATCTCGAAGAAGGTAAGAAAGACGCTTGCTACCACAAAGTCAAGTCCCGTTATTCTGTATGGCCTTCTGCTTATGCATCTGGAGCACTGGTTAAGTGCCGTAAAGTAGGTGCTAAGAACTGGGGCAATAAAACCAAGAAAGAAGAATTCTCAAATTGGAGAACTGATTACAAACCAACTGATTATGAATTTACTGATCTCATAACACCAGATCCACTCAAACCAACAGAGGGTCTTGGATCTAAGTTACTTGGTGAAGCAGGTAAGAAGTGTTGGAAAGGATATAAGAAAGCAGGAACTCAAAAACTGTTTGGTAAGACTTACAATCGTTGCGTAAAAGCAGGTGATGAAGTCATTCATGATGGTGAGCAGATTGATGAGAAGAAAGGATGCAATCATAGTCACGAAGGCGAAGAGTGTCCTGTACATGGAACTTCTGAGTGTGGTCCCAAGTTTAAGGGTGGTGATGGTGGCAAGATGGGTTCAGATAAAAATTATGTGAAACCAATGAGTGAGGCAGTAAGAATTCCAGCTAAGACTGGAAATATTATTCTTGTAGGATTCTCCTGGAGAGGTAAGTTCTACATGATTAAGATGTTCTTCCCATCTGTCAAAGTTCCTGGAAGAAATGAAGTGCAGGATCAACTTGATAAGGTATATCCTGGTTCTAAAGTAAGGAATTATGAAGTTTCTGATTACACTCCAGGCAATCCCCTCCTACATACGGAAGACTGGCAAAAGAAGTCAGGTAAGAATCCAGAAGGAGGTTTAAATGAAAAAGGTAGAAAGTCGTATGAACGCGAAAACCCAGGAAGCGATCTTAAGAGACCTTCAAAGAAAGTTGGGAACAAGCGTAGAGCGTCTTTTTGCGCGAGAATGAAAGGTATGAAGAAGAAATTAACTTCTGCCAAAACTGCTAATGACCCAGATAGCAGAATCAATAAATCACTTAGAGCCTGGAACTGTTGATAACTTATGCCTGATAATGTATATCTTGGAAATCCGAATCTAAAAAAAGCAAACACGGCGATTGAGTTTACACAAGAACAAATCTTAGAATTTGTTAAGTGTAAAGAAGATCCCGTGTATTTTGCTAATAATTATATTAAGATCGTTTCTCTGGATGAAGGACTAACTCAATTTCATCCGTATCATTTTCAAGAGAAATTAATTAATAATTTTCATGGCAACAGATTTAATATCTGTAAGATGCCACGTCAGACTGGTAAATCGACTACAGTCGTATCCTACCTTTTGCATTATG